ATCGTCTTCAATTCGCCGGCTGCCGGGGCCGGCCACCTGATACTGCATGCCGTTTCCGCTGACAGTCCAGTTCGACACGACCACCGAAAACTCGTTCCTCTGGAAGCTCGCCGCTTGCATGTCGGCGGCCCAGGTCCATCGCAGCTTCCGCACGCTCATCATGGTTGATGGCGGGATTGCGGCACCGTTCGAATCTGTGAGATTCGCAAAGTTGAGGTTGACGTTCCACGCCGCAGATGACACGCCCCCCTGAAAAAGCGCGCGGGAGGGCTGCCACGATTCCGTCTGCGCCCCGTGCACTGTTCCATACGCGCCGATGCGGTTCCCGTTCGAACCCGATACGCCCAGATAAGTAAGCGTAATGGTCGAGCCCTCGGCCGTGGCGCTGACCAGTCCGGTCTGTTGGTTCGAGGTGATGATGCTGGCTAAAGCCGACACCGCGCTGTTCAGTGTATCTCCGGCGGCGATCTGGTAATTATAGTGCTGGTCCAGCCACGCCAGTTCGATATAATCTCCGGCTGTCGGTGCTCCCTGCAACTGAAATTGTGCCGTAGCGGAGACGGCGCTTGACAACGGCGTAGCATACTGCAGCAGAGGAACCTCGTATATCTGCTCTCCTCCGCCAGCATCAGCCCAGATTCTGAGGTATGGCCATGGTTCTGTCGGATACCACGTCGAGTCAAATCCGATGCAGCCGGCCCGGACTTCCTGGTAGGACAGCTGTATCCCGCTCAGATCCCCATCGGGTAGGTTCCGCAGGGTAGGATGTTCGAACACATTATCCCGGTTCCATTCGATAACTGCCCAATCAGACTGGCTTCGCCAGCACCCGGATACAGTGAATCCGGTCGGGCTGGTCTCGCTTAAGGCCGCGATCGCCGAAGGCTCATAGAAGTAACACAGCAGGTCCCGATCCGGACGCAACTTAGTTAACATGTCACCCATCAGAGCCTGATAATAACGGTAAGATCCGCGCCTGGGTACGTTTGTCCCACAGACTGGACAGCCAGGGTTATCTGGTCGCCGGCTGCTAAGGGCGGCAGGCCCTGCCCGCTAACATCGTTGGAAATGGTGTCGCCTGCCTGAAACGCCAGCTGGCAGTATGCCGAACCGTTAACGTTGAGTTGGAGCTGTACAACTGCGTCCGCCGCTGCCCCGAGCACGGCGTACACGTCTCCCACAGAGTGAGCCGTGTCCACCACCAGAGCCGGCGCCGTCGATTGATCTACCGAAAGAAACCCCTGTACCTGAATCGAGTACTGCCCGCCGGACAACGTCCGCATGCCGCTATTGACCGTTTGCGTCAGGCACGCGCTAGCTGTCGGGCTGTTGCCTTTTTGGTTGGTGACAAACAGTTGCGCGCTCGCGACGCACGCGTCCGGCAGCGATACGGGAAAGCTCCAGGTGCCGCTATAGGGGCTGCCGAAAAATCCGGCCGGGAACGCGGCGACGGTTGTCAAGCTTGCGAGATGAGAAACGGCCACTTGCGCCGCGTGTGTGCTCGCTTGGCTGCCCTGCACTCCGCGCTGAACCGAGTATTGGAGGCCCCCATTGCTTGTGGCCGTGACCTCGAGCACTTCCTGCTCGATCTGCAGAATGCTGCCCGCTTGCGCGGGTCCGGCCGCGTTCAGTGTTACCGATGTGTCGCTGGCGCCTATGGCGGACGCAAGGGCAAAGCTTGTTGTGCCTTGCAGTTCGTCCCAATAGTAGACCGTCAGCGTCCCGGAGGAGATCGTCTCCGTATCGATCAAGGTGCTGAACGACACTGCGCTGAGATCTAATGTGCCACCGCTCCTTCCTGCGTTTAGACCAAAGAACGGCATTGGGGGTGCCGCACTGTCGCTGAACCCGCTCCCCCCGATCTGCCAGCGTGTCACCGTACATAGCGGCGGCGGGCACTCCACGTTGGCCGCATTCGCCGACCGTCCGGTCACGTGAGCCGTCTCTCCACCGAGGTTGGGCACCGAAAAGCTCACCGGACTGCTCTTGGTCATCGCCCCAAAATGCCAGCCCGATTCCGCCACGACGAAATGACTCGTTGCGTCTGGCGTAACCGCCCACGTGCCGGATATCGTCAGTGTCGTCGTGTCATTGCCGGCAACCGACGCCTCTTGTCCAGTCCCTGTCCCTCGCGTCACGCGCACAGTCATGCCTTGGTAGCAGTTCGGGGTCATCTGCAGGTTCTGGTTGCCCACCGTCGTCGGCGAAAAGATAGTTGTCGCCATCTCAGGCTGTATTTCCATGCGCCAGTAGAAATTCGCGTGATCGAAATTAGCGTCTGGCGGAGCGATCAGCTGCGGCTGGGCTCCGGTATCGGTGAAGCTCGTGCTGATCGTCTGGTTCGAGGCGACCCTCAGCAGATTTGCGGGCGTCATTCCGCGGTAGACGTTAAATGTATTGGTTCCCGGAGCGAAACTCAGTCCCGTGAGGGTCACCGATGCCCCGTCATTCGTGGTCACCGCTGTTACGACAAACGAGAGCGCCCCCTCGTTTCCGGACGCATCGACGCCCGAAACCGCATAGTACAGCACTTGGCTTCCTGCCAGCGTGCCTCCCGTCCCGATAGTCGCAGCCACGCTGACTAACGGCATGCCGGGGTGACCAGCGCCCGCCGCCGCCGGAGCCACGAAACTGGCCGCCAGGCTCACCTGAATCGTCCCGTCGGTACTGGTCGTGTCCGTCTCGCCGATGCCAAATTCCACGAGCCCGTTCGCATCCACCACGCTTCCCAGCAGGGGCCTTGGGACTCCGTTCGTTACTGCTGCTTGTGGGTTAACCCCCGCCGCGGAACTATTTTGCCCGTTTGAGTCCAAATACCATGCGTCGTCGTGGATCTGCGCTGTGATCAACGCCGTCCGGTAGTTCGTGGCTGGCGAAATCTTAAGGACTCGGAACGGTTGTCGATTGAAGCCCTGCGTTTGATAGGTGACGGTGATAAGATCGCCCGGTCGAATCCCGAATCCTTGAACGCTGGTCTCGAATTGGATCAACGTGTTGCCTTGAAGCGATTTATCCAGGTTGAACTTGAGGATTCGTGCCGCTTGATCGTAGCCTGGTAGCCCGATCGCCATCAGTGTCGCGGTCACTTGCTGGCCTGTCAGGCTTATGTCGTCTGGATCGACAACCGTGTAACTGTCTTGCTGATATCCGTTCAGATTGTCCTGAAAATCGATGCTCAGCGAATTCGGTGTGTCCGTGATGCTGCGTGACGAGACAACCACTGTTGGTTCCCCCGTCGCTTTCCGCAGAATGCCCGACACACCGAGAGTTCCGTCGCCAAATTCGTAGGCCGGCCATCCTCCGTTCAGTGATTCTGTGCTGTTAGTGTACGGACTCTGCGTCGGCTGTTGAAGAGCGATCGAGTTCTCGACATTGACTTGCAGCACACCTCCGGCCCCGTAGGTAAGATACAGGCGTGCCGCATTGCGAATGCCCCGGATCACGTCTCCGGCACTGCGCCTCTTTTGTAGCACGACGTTGCACGCGAAGCGTGGGATCGTGATCGCGTTGCCGTTTAGATCTGTAGAATCGATCAGCTCATCGCAATATGCCGCCGCAGGGGCAAGGGTTGAATAGTCTACCTCTGCAGCCTGCCAGCCACTTCGCCGCAGAATATCGTGCAGAATCCAGACGGGATTGCTCGTGAACTCGGTGCTTAGCTGATTCCCTTGCGCGTCGTACGTAGGAACCTTCAGTCCTTGCACAAGCACCTGAACGGAAGGGAGCGAGTTGCCATCGCTGATCTGATTCGGAACCACCACCGACAGATACGCCATGCTCCCGTAGGGATCGCCGGCCGGTTGACCGTTTGAGCCCAGGAAACTCGGGTCGAATGCGCCGTCTCGTGTTCCCAGCGTAGGTATGTTGTACCATCCGGTGCCAGTCATGTTCTGGCCGCTGACGCCGAGTGGAATCTGATAGCCGTTCACCAGTACCGTCAGCACGCCTTGAATTGGGCCGACGCCCAGCAACACCTCCATTCTCGTGAGGTTGCCATCGTTGCGGGCGAACACGACGAGCGGATAGTACCAGGCTGTCCCGTAGACCATTGGAACATAGTCGTTGTACCGGGCTTGGTTCACTGATACGGCCGAGGTGGTCCAGTCTTTTCCGTAGCCTCGCACCGCGATGACTGGTGGAATGTACTCGATCCCCCCAAACCTCATGAACATTCCACGGGCTTCGCAATCTGCTGAAGCGTAGCCGCAGGTTGTGAACGGAACGGTGCCATTCAGATTTCCCAGCCCGTTTGGAAGACCGGCGGAATACCCGCAGGGGTAATACGGCGAGTAGCTGCCGGCCGCGCCGCCGCTGATGGCTTCCTGCTGTTGAGCGGGTGTCGACGGGAACGTCCATGGGCACCACCGCTGGATCCGAATGACCGGCAGGAACACCCGTTGCATGCTCATCCGGTTCGTCGCGGTCAGCCTCAGCGTCGCTTCTTTGATCTGGTCCGGCGAATTACAGATACCTTGAAAGACGGCTACGGCGTCGGTCAGCGGAATGTCGTTGCGTAAGTCATAAAATAAAAAGCTGATTGTTACCTTCGCGCCGCGGAACCCCGTACTCTGTTCTATTTCCGACAGGTGAGAGTCGGCGTTCGCCAGCAGTAGCGTTATGGTTGGGCTGCCATCGACGCCTTGGTCTGAAGCCGTCTGGATATCGAATGCGGTGTGCTGCAAAACCCGCGCAGCGTACTGAGTCGTTCCGACTGTGATCTTGTGCGTGCACCAGTACTCGTACTCGCCATTGGGAAGAGCGCAGTCGAAGATCATCAGCGGCGCGTCGGTAACCGCAAGCCCCTTCAACTCAGAGACTGTTTCCATAGAAGATGTTCACCGTTGCGGAGTGATGATTCACGCCAGTGGTTGTGAATGTAAACGTATCGTCACGAAAACGGGCGTTAGTGTAGACTCCACCGCCCGTCGATGCTTTGTATGCTGATGGACCCAACTGAGCCTCCGCTTGAGGCCCGAACACGCAGATCGTTGCGCCTGGCCCAAGTCCGATGCCGAATTCGATTGAGTTCGCTGAGGGGTCGCCCGTTCCGGTGACCTGGTAGCGGCTCCACTGCGAAGTCAATGAGGCTTGCATTGAACTGCTTCCCAGCTGCAGTTGGAGCGTCGACGGCTGGCTGCTGAATGCATACACGCTTAGGCAGTACGTGTAGCCAGTCGGCACGTTCAACGTTTGGGTGAGCGTCTGCATACCTGCGCCGGAGTTCATCAGTTGCCACGCGTCGTTCCCTCCCAGTGGATCTGCCAAGCCGCCGGATAAAGTCAGGAATGGCGCCGCCTGCCAGATTGCATTGCTGAGGTCGCCGCTCCAGGCCAGCAGGTTCGCAGCCGGGTCGAGGAAGGTGAAGCGGTTCAGCGAACCCTCCATGGCCTGGAAGAACTGTTGCAGCGCGTTAATCTCTGCGTCGCTGAGATTCGCATAACGCAATTCCCAGCCGACCGTCGCGCCCGCCGGGTCCGCCAGTTTGATGGCGCTACCGTCTGCCAGTGCATTGACAACTGTTCGCTGTTTTCGCTGCTTCACGATCGGGAACTGGCTGATCACGCCGGTTGTGAGTTGTGGATAGGTGCCCACCGTTATCCCCGGTTCTCCCTCACCGTCACTGTGGTCCCGCCGCTCATCTCATCGGCCGACGTCAGGTTCATCGTGTCTGCGGCAAGACTACAATTGGTGTAGGTCTGGTTGTCCCACGGGTCTGTGAAGGAAAAACTGCCGAAACTTCCTTGGTTCGATTCGAAGAACTGCTCCAGCGCAGCCATTTCGGTCTCGTCCAGTTCGCTCAGGCGGATCACCCATTGGTGAAGCGGCCCGGCGCCATCGCGGTACCGCTGCTCGCTGCCGTCCACAAATCGCACGATTTGGTTTGCAAATCTGATGGCTTTGGTCGCCGGGTACTGCATAACCGCACTCGTCTTCAGGGTTGGAAATGAGGCCATTTTACAAATCGCCAATCACGTCGTTAATCGTGTTCATATTCAGCATTGCGCTGCGGACCGCCTGTGCGATATCGCTGCTACGGTCCAGAATGGACTGCGCATCCATCGCTTGTATGTTCACCGTGACCTGCGGCGTTGCTGCTGCGGACTGAGTGGCACTTTCTCCGCTCGGCCCGGGCACAGACCCGCCGGCATCGGACGAACTAGCCCCCGGTTGGGATGGGACTGCCGTGTCGGCCAGTCGTGGCATCCCCAGTTGGTCGTAGTCCGCCGCTACCAGGCCGTTCGAGGTGTCTGCGCTTACATAGTCGATCGAAGAGGGCTTCTGGTATTTCTCGAGCTCAGGCGGCGTGGAATTGCCGCCGCCGAACAGCCCGAACAGGCTGCTCACCAGAGGGACAATGCCAAGACCGCCCTCCAGGAATGTCGTCATCGCCGATTCGATCGTGCTCTCGGTCCCCCCCCGAGCTTTGCGAGTTCTGCGCCGTGGCTTCCGTGCTCGTGCCCATTGGAGTCGCTGCGTAGGTTTCGCTGCCTTGTGTTCCGCTTGCCCCGAAGGATTCCGCGTTCGAAGCCCTCTCCGACGCGGGGATGTCACTCAATCCAGGCGACGATCCCGCCGGCGGCCCCGAAACATCCGTTCCGGCTGCCTCTTTGAAGAATTTAAGAAGCTGCTCTCGCGTTGTGCTGCTCATATTTGATTTCCGCCGCCAGTTCCTTTTCCAGAATGGCGAACGCTTCCACTTGGCGGGCCGTAAGTTGCTCCTCGTTCATCAAGCCCAGCCTCCGTCGGACGAAGAATTCCTCCACTGTCGTCTGACTCTCCGCAGTGATGACGGACTTCGGGCACACTCTCGCGCTCACGCCTCGACGCGCCCAGACGGGTGGACCGCCTTCGCTGCGCACCTCCGGCAGCCATCCGCACTTGCGCTTGGCTTCCAGGCCGGACTCTCGGCATACGTCGCACTTCCACGCGGCCTGGTTGGAGAATTGGAAGTGGAAGGCGACGATCAGTTTTTTCGTTCTGTTTCGCTCAGGCCTGCCTCAGCCTTGATGAGTGCCAGTGCTTCCCGAAACAGAACTTCGGGCCCGCGCTCCACCAACAGCGCCGGTGTTGCCGGCGCTCCGTCTACTTCGAGGCCGGAGACCTCTGCGAGACCCCACATCAGGTATACCCGGTCGATTTCGGCCTGAACTATCGCCGCCTCCATCTTCTCGCCGGGCTCCTGGCCAGCCTCCAGAAACTCCATACGCCGCGCTAACTCGCGCACCTGCCGCATCAGTTCCACCCTCCGCGCAAAGGACATTCGCGCGATACGAAACCGAACCCCCGGCGCCACCTTCGATTCCACGTCCGTCACGCTCTGGTAAGTCATATCTACCCAAAAGCAACCGCGATTTCGTTGTCCACTGTTCCCTGTGCCCGCGACGGCTTAAACACCCATTGCAGGCGGTTCTTGGCGTCGTCGAATTGCGGAACCTCCGGGACCATGTTCGGCAGGTACACGCCCATCACCTGGCCTTGGGTTTGGCCCAACTGGAACATCACGCTGATTGGCGTCCGCT